AGCCATGCACTACATCTAATGTAATCTCATCCGGGTCTGGATGACCTATACCGTGGGGGCACATTCTTTCCATCATGTGGCGATCCTGCCTCCACCTCTGTGGAAATCCTATCATGTGGTGATTAGACGGATTATGTAAGGTGCAGAAGTCATTTCTACATTGGTTACTTGAATGGACGCTCACAATCACGTGGTTGTAGTCGTCTACCCAAGAATTATTACCAAGGTATGCAGCAGGCATTATGCGCTGTGTAGTTCTCCAGTAGTCCAAACAATTTCTTCATACCCATCACGGTCAATGATTCTGAAGTTAGCACCGTCTGGAATCTCTACAATTGCCAAGCTAGAACCGCCATCGCCACGATTATCTCCGGCTTCAAACGACTCGATCAACTCTGGGCGAGCTCGATCTACATCCGAGACCTTCATGTACTGGACTGTATCCAACTCTGGGAATAGCGCCTTCTGTCGCTCAGACAAAGTAAATCCGTGCGAGCAGTGGTTAACTAGTACTTTCATTTCTCTCCTTATATTCTTCCAGGAGAAACTTATCTCCTAGATTTAATTTTAGTTCATTCAACAGTTTAACCAATGAACTTTCATCATTGGATATCCAAATAGCTTGACCGCTACTTTTATCGCAAATAGCCCAGGTATTATTCACCATTTGACTTATCTCTAAATCTTTTTGGTGGCCACACCTGAACTGGTTCACCGTCAATAATTTCCATGACAGTGGTTCTATCTTTGACTAGATCCCACATCTCAGCTGCAAAGTTGTCCATCTCCAACAAGTCTTCTTCGGTAGGATTGTACTTCATTGCCTGAGCGTGCCACTCCTTCATCACTTTCAGAGCCTCGTCCACCGTCTGGAAGTAGTGGTTCCGTTCCCCGAAGTTTGGATAAGAAGGGGTACTCGACGCAACTACATAAGAATATATGCTTACGCTCACACTTGGTTCTACTGGAGTTTCTTGTCTGTTCCATACGTTCCCAAAATTCACTTCGATATTAATAGAGCCATCACCACTTTTGGCGTGACTGTCAAACTTGTGCAAGTGCCAGAAAGCTTCGTCATGTAGACGAGATATCTCGGCAATCTTGTCTAGGTCCTCTTTACTTATCATCACTATCCCACTCTATGGAGACAACTTCAGTGCTTAGCCACCATATATCTTTACCGCCAATGTACAGGAGCTTTCCAACTTCTGGCTCGCTAAAAGGGTAGTCCCACACTTCACCCATCTGTGTCACATCTAGTGGCAGTGCCTTCGTAAAGTAAACCTTAAAGGCATCAATGCGTGTACCTAGATTGTTGTACTTGGTGCATATGCCATCTACAATTTCATACCTAGAGCCACTCTGGGTTTTAATTACCATCTGACTTCCTATACTGATTTAGGTCTACCCACTCACGGATACCATCACCAACTCTAAATATATCAGTGTCAGTTTCGTAGCCTATCTCATCTGCATCTAGCACAGGATTAACTTCTTCCCATCTAGCAGCAGTGTCTCGGCGAACGAGAGCATCAATTTCATGCAACTTAATTCTAGGATTCATTAGAAAGCCCCACACTCAGGGCAGCCGACATTATCTTCATATTCACGAAGGTTACGAATAAAACGAAGAGCCATCTCCACGCCACGGGCTTGCTGAGCAAAGACGTCACGACCGTCGACAAAGTCAGACTTGTCAGAGAACTCTCGCAACTGCCCTGCGCGACGTTCAAGTTCGGCAATAATCATGCCACGCTCCCCCTGAGCGCCAAGAATCTGATGTTCCAGGGTTAGTTCGTCATACTCGTCAAGAGTCAGCTGATGGGTGATCTTTTTAGCTTGTTCTTTCTTTTTCATTTACTTCTCTCCTTTGTAATCAGATCAAATGCTACAGGCATATAGTTAATCTGCTCTACGCTCACATTTATATACCAGGGGTCACCCATGTTAACTTCGTGCAAGTGACCGTGAATGTTGCCACTCCGGTACCGCTCTTTCTGCTCGATCGCTACAGGGATGTGCGTGAGTATGAAATTACCCAACTCGTGGCTTCCGCGAATATCGTAGAAGTGAGGAGTATAGAACTTCAACTTCTGGGTGTCGTGGTTGCCTTTAATCAGAACTTTACGCCCATTCAATCTAGACATAATGTCTAGACTCTTAGAGTTCATGGTCACATCACCGAGGTGATATACCTTATCGCCCTGCTTAACTATAGAGTTCCAGTTCTCCACTAGAGCCTCGTTCATCTCTTCTACAGAGTCAAAAGGGCGATTGGCGTACTTAATAATGTTTGCGTGCCCAAAGTGAGTATCACTTATCAGGAAAACATTACTCATCTATGCCCATGATTTTTCTAAACCTTGCCCTCGCTTCGGGCGGAGTAACGTAAGGTTCAATAGTCACGTCTAAGTTTTCGTATTCTTTCTCAATACGACGACGAGCACCGCCAATATCGTGACCAGCTTGCTCATGCGCATCTAAGTGCTTCAAGGCTTCACGAGGAGTTGGTAACGCCAATAACCATTCGTCGGTGTCAATATCGTCAGCTAGCTGACACCCACAGCATTGAATAAACCCACCTACATGCTCAAAGATGTAGACATCCGAGCTACTGAATCTCTCGAAGCTCATCTGCTACCTATGTGCTCTAGCTAGGACCCACCAAACAATTAGGATTCCAAATGCTACGTAATAAGCCCAGGCAGGACCTAAAATATCTCTCATGGCGTCCATTAGTTAATCTTTCTTAGTATCTCTAGAACCATGGCCTCTGCTATGTCCTCAGCAAAACCCTGAGAGATAAACTGCTTTTTCATTCCGCCAAGCAACTCGCCATAGGCAGTGACAGCATCCATCATTTTTGCAATTTCTTCTGGCTTCATTTAGTCCTCCAAGAGGTTGTTAGCCATACGGTAAAACTTAATATCAGTTTCCGCTTGCTTAGCCATCTCGGAGCCCATCTTCATGAGAAGTTTAGCTACTTCGAGCTTTGCGTATATGTCCGCAATTTGATCGTTAGAGTATTTAAACTCGTTATTCTCGCTCATCTTGGTCTATCATCTTTCTGATTAAGTGGATCGTCATAATGGCGTCCTCTTCAGAATCTAGCAGACTATCTTCTAATTTGTCAAGCGTGTCGCGAAATCTCTTTTCCGCCAGCTTTTCACCTAGCTCGAACCAAGACTCACCGGAAGCATCCATAAGAGCGTCGATAGCTTTATATGCTTCTTGCTTCTTCAGTATTGCCTTAGCGATACTAACTTCAAGTACTTCCATGTCGCCTTCCTCAAAAGTAGAGAAGATGGGAGATGCCTCTTCTTCTTCCTTTGTAGGATCAAAGTCAAGGTATTCGAAGTCATTAAGGCTCATGGAGCTACTCTACCATTTTTATTAAACGTTTCGTAGGTGATAGGCATCTTCTCTGCGAAGAACTCTTCCATCTTCTCAGCCACCATCTCGATCTCCCGCTGAGGGAAAGAAGGAAAGTGCGTACCTTCACGCATGGTGCGTAGGCTTAGGAAGTTCATGAGACTGCGAGCGTTCATGGTCACATACATAGATGAGTATATGTTTACTGGCAGGACCATACGAGCAACTTCACGCGCAATACCGGCATTTAGTTGGTCTTTATACGCTTGGTATGTAATCTTTGCAGATTCTTTACCAGCATAATGAACGTCTAGGTACTGGTCCTCGGTGCCAGGAACAAACTTATAAGCGCCAACCTTGCCAGTTTGAACTAAATTACGGTTACTACCAGGCAGATAAAAAACTGGCGCTAGTTCCTTATAACGTGCAGACTCTTCGTTATATGAAGCAATGCGGTGGCGCATGAACTCGCGGAACACAAAGATAGGCGCTTCAATATAGAACGTAAAAGCATTGTGCTCGAACGGTGAACCGTGACGGTCGCGCATCAAATAGTTGATTAGTCCTTCTTCTTTGGTTCCCATATCAACATTGCGACTATCACTGCTAGTAGACACACGAGCACTGCGAACAACTGCGTCATCTCCTCCCATAGACTGGACTAATTCTACGGTCATATCTGACCTATAAGTGATTACCATCCGACTCCTAGCGCTTTGTTAGCGCGTCTCCTGTCAATTTCTTTTACTATGTCTCTTACTATAATGCCTGCTGTTGCCTCAGCATCGCCATTTCTGTAAATATATAAGTTATGGTCATCTGCGTACTCAGCGAAGTTCCCCTGGGTCAAATCCATTGCCGTATATTTGCTAGGATCACCCGACGGAATAGAGTTGAAGTAGTATTTAGCTGACTTGTTTTCCGCTAGATCCACTAACTCTTTCCAGTGATTAGAGACTAGCCCCTTGCTGCAGGCATGTAACCAGTAGCCCCTGTTTAGCAGGTTGAATACTAGTTCCCTAGATCCATCAGAATACGGGGTGCAGTCAACTACAGTGTCATGACCATCAGAGCTTAGCAGCCACTCCAGGTCATCGCCAATAGTGGTTTCTAGTTCAGTTTCAAATGTCTCATCGTTAATTTTCCACTGATGATTAGAGTTCTTTTTAGCCTCTGCATACTTAGACATGTCAGGCACATAGATAGTGTGAATTCGCCAGTCAACATTGAAGCCAGGAACTGCCTTGAGCTGTCGATAGACTTCTTTACCAACTGCGCCAAACCCCAGAATGCATAAGCTAACTAGCATTAGTGCTCAAAAAACATTCTGCCAGAGGAGACGTTTCCTCTTTTAGCCCAGAAAAATACAATGTTTTTTCTCTCTCCGGCCTCAACGACATTAACTCCATGCCTATGCATGATGTCACCCTTAAATAGAACCAAATCACCAGTCTGCGGTCTCACAGTTAACTCAAACTCCGGGAAAACTATCTCACCGCCGGTAAAGTCTTTTCCGTAACTATTCAGATAAAGCAGCCCACTCCACTCGATTTCTTCGGGAGTACCATCTGGCTGTATAGGAGTTCCATCTAAATTAACCGAGTCAGCATGCATTGGATTAGATCCGCCAGGAAGCATTAATTGATAGTTACTTTGGCACAGGTCTAGCTCTAGATGAAAAATACCCTGAGCTTTTTCCTTTATCTCGCTAAACAATCTACCAAGCTCAAAATTAACTTCTTCTTTGTTGCCAAGTATGACGCCAGTAGATTCATCTACAGTCGAGGCCTCAAGAGAGTCGCTATATCCCAAAGCATTTATGATCTCCGGCCTCTGGGTTGTTCTGGAGTGCGAATCTAGAAACTTGCAAAATCTTTCAGCAGTGGTTTCAGAAATATAGTTTTTCGTGATAGAGACGGACATACTTAAATCTTATCAAAAAGGCTGACTACTTGTATATAACCCTAGTGACCTTGTCCCACGGGAAAAGATTCAATCTATCAGGATCTCCACCTATCAGAAGATATAGTCCATAAGGACGTTCATCCTGGATAACTCCATCAAACTGAAGTCCATCCTTTAACACCACGCTAGCCCACATGCCAACGGTTCCGTTATTCTCCATGAACCTCTCCGATAGTGTCATCCTGAGCCTTCCCATGGCACTCGCACGAGCACCTATGTCCAGTGAAAGTTATCACACATCTATCATGATGTCCAGTCATGCACCATCCAAATGGTACAACTTTCTCCGGACCTGTTGGCATAACAATAGGTACGTCTACTTTTTTACTTCTTGCCATTAGTCCTTACCCCAGTCGAGCTTTAACCACACCCGCTCATGTAGGTAGTACAGAATAAAGTTGATTAAGTTGGAGACAAACGTCAACGAGGCAGCAAAAGTTAGGCTACCAGTCATAAGATAGCCAATGCCAAAAGTGCTGACAATAGCGATAACTCGCCAAGTTAGTGATTTAGCTAAAGATCGTTTTTTAGTTGCCATGTCCCTGCCGTCGGACGAAATAAGAATATAAGGCTATTCTACAGGCAGTTTTTCGGCTAGCTCAAGATATGCCCAACTTAAAACTTGGACCGCTATCTCGTCATTCTCCGCTTGCTTTTCACTCATTAGCTGACGAAAAGCATCAAAGAAGTCTTGTCTAGACTTCATTTCACCGAGCCTTACAAAAGACTCGACTAGTAGGGAGAGTCTAGTTTCCAAGATTAAATAGTCGGAATCAAGCTCGCCAGGGAGATTACTAGCTTTCATTGTTTAATTTTACCAGAGTCCCCTATGAGAGATTCGAACTCCCGACCTTACGGGTAGAAACCGTCTGCGCTATCCACTGCGCCAATAGGGGTTAGGTGCTAGTCGTGCTCACCTTTTGGTTAAGGAACTATTGCCACTAGCTGTACACCCTAGTCCTCGCTTCTACACAAAGTCCATAGGTCTGAATACCTTCACTCCGCGGCTGGAACAACGTAATTTTCGGATGCACCTATCTACACATAAGTTATTCAGACTTATGCTTCGAGCGATCCTGACGGGACTTGAACCCGCGACCTCCGCCGTGACAGGGCGGCGCTCTAACCAACTGAGCTACAGAATCTTATTTACTTATTCCATTATAGGGTCCCCGCCATCGGACTCGAACCGATACTGAGCCGATTTTAAGTCGGGTCCCTCTGCCATTGGGGTACACGGGGGTGGTCGAGACTGTGGGACTTGAACCCACGACCGACGGATTATGAGTCCGCTGCTCTAACCGGCTGAGCTAAGTCTCGTAAAATGAGCTACCTGGATTCGAACCAAGATTTCAGATTATGTCCTGCATTCAGACCTCTGCGTACTGCCGTTGTACTATAGCTCCAGGTTCAGCTTGTCTCAGATGCCTCCGAGATAGTTCCTCTGCCTGTTGGAGCCCCGAGTCAGGATTGAACTGACGACCTATCGCTTACAAGGCGATTGCTCTACCACTGAGCTATCGGGGCGTGGTAGTCCCAACGGGATTCGAACCCGTGCTACCGCCGTGAAAGGGCGGCGTCCTAGGCCACTAAACGATGGGACCAGAGTTGCTTAACGAAGTTCGTAAGCAATTCCTTTGTGATGCTTAACTTTAACGGTTGGATCAACGTATGTCAAAATTCCGTTTCGTCTTGCATTCACACAAAAAGAATAATCCTCTCCAATGTTTAAGTCAAATTCAAAATGATCCCAGCGAATTCTTTCCATCAAGAACCAAGGTCGATCGCACTTCTCGAATACTCCACTTTTCATTGCGACGAATCCAAAACCAATGCCATAACATTCCCGAGGCTGAGGGTCTAACATAATAAAGTCTTGTTCACGAACTATGGTTGGCTGGTCTGCGGCATCAAAGAACGCTACTGCAACTCGACCATCCGGAGCTGTTTGGTATAACCCACCAACAATCTCTAGGTCGCTTTCATAAATAGTTGAAAAAGCTTCGACAGTCCACTCTATGTCAGAGTCAATCCAAAAGATTTTGCCGTATGTGTACTCTCCACCGCCAACTTCGCGAGTCTCCCAGTTTGGCTTGTAGGAGTCCAAGGCAGTCATCTCTCTAGTACTAGATATCAACGAGCCTTGTTTATTCAAAAACTTATAGGTTAGGCCTTTGGATTCTAGCCACGTAATTGTCTCTACCAAACTTGAAACATACTCGGCATGCAACATCTTGCCAGGGGTAGCTATCAATACGTCATAGTGAGGCTTATCTGTCATTACACACCTTTTGTTCTAGTTTTCAGCCATGAAACTAATTCTTCCATAGGTTTCAGATATTCACGGCCAACTGTAAGCCAAGTTTCGAAGATGCCTCGTACTCGGTCATATTTACTTTCTGAACCCCAGTTAGCAGAGGTACTGACAGGCACTACTAACATAGATGAAGTTTTCTGGCTAACTAAGACGACAGCAAGGGGCTTCTCTTTTTTCTTGTTCCAACCATCTAAGGTGTCAACAAAAGCAGAGTCATATGGGTAGCTTTCCATGGAGTCCCCGAAAGAAAGATTTCTAGATTTGACCTCTAGGTGACCAGACATATCAGTAAAAACAATGTCTTTCTCGTTCTCCGAGAATGAGGATATCTCTGATATGTGGGATCTAACTTTGCCTTCAGGGGTATAGCAAGGCACTCCAACAGAGTTCAAGTGAGAAGCCACAAAGTTTGCCCACTTATTTCCAGTCGCTAGCTCTCTAAAAAAGAGCTCGTCATTTTGAATCCAAGATGTCATTTTTATCCAGTCTGTAGTTAAGACTGATCTTAGATTATTTTCTAGCTTTCAGCAAGACCTAGGGTCTTTAGCTCATTGCTGTCTGGAGAAATCTCGTGTCTTCTCGTGAAAAATCCAGAGAACTCTCGCTCTCCTCTATGGAATCCGCCAGTTACCGCGTGGTACATTCTAAAGATGTCAGCAAGAATTACGTCGTTTTGCTTCCATTTTTGTACGATCCTAAGATCTGTATTGTTGTAGACGATGTTTTCAACTTCCGTCATTATCCTTAGGAACAACAAAGACTCGTCCACCGATGGCTCTCGTCCCTCGTATGTATGGAGATAAGTAGGGAATGGCCTGGATACGTCGACATCTAGCCTAATTACTGGTTCTTTAGTGTAGAAGTGTCTCTCAACTGCAGGCGTAACAAATGGTCCGGTACCGTCAAACTGATCCCAGCAAACTACTGACTTATCTAAAAACTCCTGCCAATCTTTTGACAGAGAGCTGTAGATGGATCTTCCATCCATAAAGTATGTCATGCCAGACCCATGAGTTGCAGAGAATGTGTGCATGTTCCATATGCCAGCCCAGATCGGGTTTACATACTCTACATGTTCCATGTGCCAAGGCAGGAAGACTTCGTCTGGTCGTCTATCCCAAGTGACTTCTTGCTCGTGACTACAGGTGTAGAAATCCACCTTAGTTTCATGGGAATTGTTCGGCCACCAACCTAGATCATTGCCCAATTCCCGTATGAGCCAGTCCTGATCAGCGTACTCAAACTTAAAGTCAGAGATGACTAAAATACCGTCAGATAGAAAAGAATCTAGAATCTCTTCTTTTATATTTAGTATGTCTTCTCTACTGGAGACACTGAAAGATTTAGGAACGAGCATTTAATAAATAAACTTGTCTTTTTCATTCTTCTTAGGCGGGAAAATAAACGACTTCACTTTCAAGTAAATTCGCTCTAAGTAGTACATAAAACTCATCTAATTACTCCTTTTTTGTAGAATCTCTCCCAGGCATCGACATCAGCTTCATCGTTAAGTATCGGCTGACCCTTAATGTTTAAGCTGGTATTTAATAGTACAGGAACACCAGTGAGCTCATACCATCGCTTTAGAACTGCATAAAGCCCTGGGTGCTGCTTCTCGTTCACAGTTTGCACTCTAGATGTGCCATCAGCGTGGACAACACTAGGAATTAGTTCTGGCTTAAGGCATTTAGGCGTGAACTGCATATACGGCGATGCATAGTTCATATCAAACCACTCGCTCGCATGCTCTTCCATAACTACAGGAGCAAAAGGTCTAAACAACTCTCGCTGCTTAATCTTGTTTACTTTTTCCTTAATATTAGGATCGCGAGGATCAGCAAGAATACTGCGGTTCCCCAATGCTCTTGGCCCATACTCGGCCCTTCCTGTCGCTACTGGAGCGATCTTATCTTCAATAAGGGCGTTTACAATCTTGTCTACAGGGTACTCACCCGAGATATTAGTTCCAAGATATGGTCCAGCCCAGTCAAGCTTTCTCTCGTAAAAAGCTGCTGCTGCACCTAGAGATGATCCAGCGTCTCCAGGATTTGGCATAATCCACACATCATCAAACAAATCCCAGAGTTCAGTGTTAGCTTTACTGTTTAACGCGCATCCGCCCATGAAAACTAGATTGCTCTTACCGGTCTTCTTTTTCGCGTATCGCATGAAGTCCATAAGGCGAAGTTCATAGACCTTCTGCACTGCTGCAGCAATATCAAAGCGATCCTGCTCTGTTATCTCCTGGCCCCAGTTATCTATGCCTTTATGGAAGTTATAGGTTTGATAGTTAAAGATAGGAAAGTAGTGAAGAACTTTGTAGTAGTACTTAGTCCAGTCGCCATAGGCGGCCATCCCCATCATGATGTACTCTTCTTCATTTGGTTTAAGTCCAATCAAATGAGTGAAGCCAGAGTAGAACAGTCCATAGCTGAACGGGTACTTCCAGCGCTTAACTTGCTTAAGGTCGTCGCCTTCACCAACCCAGATAGAGCTAGTGGTAAATTCACCTATAGCATCTAAGACAACAACTACAGCATCATCAAACGGCGATGTGTAGTAGCCAGCTGAAGCATGTGAGTGGTGGTGATAAGCAACATACGTAGGGATGCCTTTAAGTTCAGGCATGCTTTTGTAGAATGGTTTGCCGCCACCCAAACCACCGCGTGAAAGAATTCGCCACTTCTTTAGCCAGCGGTCTTCGTAGTAAGCGATTTTGTCTGGTCTACCGTAGGACAGCGCCTCAAGAATTAGTTCGCGATTGGTGTACCAGTCGTTCTTCTTTTTAGAGTAACGCTCAGCATGAGCAGCAAAGAGGACTTTACCGTCTTCTATGACGCAAACAGCAGCATCATGCGTAGTCTCATTTATACCAAGAATTCTCATGGTACAAGTCTACATTCCTTGATACCCGACGATCCCGATGACTTTTTTAGAGCCGTCAGATAGAGTGACACTGACTTTAAGTAAGTATTGAACAGTAAGGCCAGCAACAAACTTAATACTTGTACCAGTAGTTGATCGGAGCAACAACCAACTTTCACCGTTAGTATTCGAGATCTCTACATCGTATTTAGTTGCGCCAGTAACAGGAGTCCAAGTAATGTCACCGACACTAGACCCAGCTCCACCTCGTTGTGTAGCCACTACAGAACTATTAGTTGGAGGAGCTACTAGAACCGGGGGCGTTATCAGATTGGCAGCTGATGCACCAGAGTTACGGATACCGTCAGTAGCTGGTCCAAATCCTTTAGGGGTCTTAGCCAAAACTCTGTATATAGAAGAGTCAGTGGTGCTTCCTCTAGGTAGGGCATACATCAGGTTGCCAGTTTCAGCTATAGTCACCCACTTGTCAGATACATACTGCTGAACTACGTAAGTAACCCTTGCATAACTTGACGAGTAGGTAGGCCTAGTCCACGTTAGTTTGTTGTACTTGATCGTAAATTTACCTGGAGACGAAATGCTTTTATCAATAGCCATGGTGACAACAGGTGATTCAGGAAGCGGAGATACCGGAATTACGATTGGCGTATCGGCAACAACCTTTGCCACGTTAAGAAGGTCACTCGCTCTAGACCTAGAGTCAGAAACTACAGACTTCTGGGAGAAAGAATTTATGGCATTTAGTGCACCAGAATAGTTAGATACATACCCGGCCGACACGTAGGTGGCCATTGCTCCAGAAACAAAAGCAGCTGCCTGGGAGGTGCCGCTTTTCTGTGACAACCGTCCGCCCATCGCACTGGAAGTTATCTTAGAGCCGGGTGCAAAGATATCAATACAATCTCCCCAGTTGGAGAATGGTGACCTAGCATCTTGTTCGTTTACAGATCCAACGCTAATAACCCCAGGGGTACTTGCAGGGGAGAATGTACAAGCATCCGACGTGGCGTTTCCAGCAGCTGCAATCACTATCATTCCAGCTTCTATCAGCCGAGAAGTAGCGGCGTTTACTGCATCGTCTTTTGGCCCACCAAGACTCATGTTGATAATGGCAGGCTTACCAGCCGGGTGGTTGCGCAAAATCCAACTAATTCCAGCGGTCAGTGTCGAGGTAGTTCCCTGACCAGAGCAGTTCAACACCCTAACCGGAACTATAGTTGCAGCCTTTGCCACACCGTAAATGGAGCCACCGACAATCCCGGCAATGTGAGTGCCATGTCCGTTACAGTCTGCTTGATCTAAGTTTTGATTGAAAGCATCAAAGCCGTCTAGTACTCGTCCGGAGAAATCAGAATGAGTAGCGTCTACTCCCGTGTCTACAATGTAGATGCGTACGCCAACGCCATCACTTAAGTATTCATAGGAACCATTGGCGGTTCCATCTATCCTGTCTAGACCCCAGGTTGGCCCAGCTTGGACCTCCATAGTGGTATATATGTTCTCGCTGTAGGCAGTAGTCACTGGACCGCCACTTATGGCAGTTCCGACTAATAGAGCTGAAGCACCTACAATGCTGCATATTTTTCTAATCATGTCTAGAAACTAGCACATAATTAGTAATTGCGCAAGAACTAGATACAACCTAATTCTTCGAGCTTTTGGTGGAATCTCTCGGCAACATGTATGTTGGCGTGGTACCCCATATGGGACGTTCCGTAGATGTTACCATCTGCAGCATAGTCGAAGAGATCTCCGGCTCCGTGCCTATGCTCTTCATGGCAGCCCTGTTCAAGGTCTACATGTGTAGCCTCACACATCGAGACATATGAGCCACTATCAATAGGAATACTCCTGTAGAAATCATCAAAGATTATGTTCTCAAATAGGTAGCAGCTATCACCATGCCAAGAGCCCCAGACGAGTTCTATATCTACATCTTTACAGTAGTCAACTAGTCTCTGAACAGCGTAAATTGCATCCGCAATAGGGAATTCATACGGCAGAATTTCTTTTAAATTATGAGGAGTTTTAGAGTACTTAGGGACAACTCGGTCTAACTCTAGGGATGTTCTCATTATCCCGGCAGAAGCGTCAGTTATGTCTGGGCGGGTACCTTCTACCCAAGGTACTGCGACATCTGTGTTGTACGGTATAGCAAGCCTATACGGGTCAGGCAGCATTACTGCTATGACCTTAGGCTTACCATACCGCCTAATGTAATTGAAGATATTTAATACTATTGTCCCGATAGACCAGCCAGAAAATGAAAGATTTACATTTCTTTCAGTGCCAAGCTTGCTCGCCAGTAGGTTCCCCCACATATGCTCTTCAAGAATCCCCTCGCCAAAAGTCTGAGAACACCCAGCAACTAATAAATCTGGGTTATCTAAAAATTCTCTAGAGCGGTACCCCATGGAATTCACCATATAGCTTTTAACTAGTGGGTGGTCAAATGCCAAATTATCTTTACGGACGCCGGCACTATTGTCTTCTAAATCAAATCTGTTCCAAAAGTTACCCTTTAAATACTTACCCTTAAATAGATGCCATATATTAGGAAATTCTCGGGAGTATATTTCTTCCATTTGTTCTGGAGTGAAGTTAATTTTTGCTCACCTGTTTCATAAAAGCCTCAGCAATGTGAATATTATTATGATACCCCAAGTGCTGGGAGTCCGCGGCTTTATCAAATAAGTCACCAGAGTTTGGCTTTTCTTCGAGGTGGCACGATCGCTTATCAGTATCTACCTCAGTAAAAGTATCAACATAAGATGACAAATCGAAATGCAGGCCAATAGCAGGTAGAAACTCTAAAAACGTACGATGCGTGTCTGTATCCCAAGTTCCCCAAGTCAGATCAATTCCGCTTGCGGTGCAGTATTGGATTAAGTGTTGTATGGCTGTTATGGATAGATATATAGGCAGCTCTATAGGGGTGATGTCATATTGATTGTGCGGCCGTTTAGAGTAATTAGGTACAGAATATCGATTACGTAGGTGCACGGTCTCCACTCCAGAGTGCGGGTGCATATCTGATTTTTTAGTTCCAGGAACCCATGGAGTGGTTATCTCGGAATTATATGGAGACACGTATCTAAGCATGTCTGGGAACAGTACATATATCTTTTTAGGATGCCCATATAGAAGAAAGTAGTTCATCAAACCATTAACTGTGCCCTGAATAGATTGCCCCGGCTGAGACAAGTTTACGTACTTGGAAACACCCAATCTTTTCGACATTATGTTCGACCACATGTACTCTTCAGGCACTCCAATTCCATAGGTCTGAGAGCAGCCAGAGTAGATAATTTTCGGGTTTTGTGTAAATTCAGGCGACCTATACCCGTTGGAATTTAGGTGGTACTTGCTTATCCTAGGGTGCGAAAAGTCCAGGGGACTATTCTTCATGTAAGACTTATCTTCAAAAGATAGCCACCTATCGAATGTGCCCTTTGAGTACTTACCTAAAAATACACTTTCAACGGTGTACTCATCGATAGGGAAATCTCTTTCCCCCACTATGACTTAATCCCGGTGGAACCAAATCCACCTTCGCCTCTGTCACTTTCAGTAAGGGCGTCTACAACTTTAAACTCTGCAGTCTCAACCTTTTGGATGACCAGCTGTGCAATTCGATCTCCGGCTTTCACCTCAAAGTCAAGCGACCCAGTGTTTAGCAAGATAACGCCGACCTCTCCGCGATACCCAGCATCGATTGTCCCAGGAGCATTAAGCACCGTAATGCCATGCTTGAGCGCCAATCCACTACGAGGGTGGACAAGTCCGACATAGCCCTCAGGGATTGCAATCTTGATTCCAGTCTTAACTAGAACTCGCTGATGTGCAGCAATGCGAACATCTTCTGCTGAAACTAAATCAGCACCAGCATCTCCTGCAGTTGCGTACTTAGGGACGTTTTCCCCTACAACCTCAATTAATACGGACATACTTTGCCTCCTCGATCAGTTTCCCTCGACATATTGGACATAGTCCATGCATAAGGGCGTTTATTTTGTACCATACGCCACATTTGTGGCAGCAGTCTTTGTCGTCATTCATCGTCATTATTTTCTAATTCAGCTCGCTTAGCGGCAAGTTTTTGTTTATGTTCAATAGCTAAATTTGCTACTGTCTGGTTCTTGTAGTGTACACGCTTAATGCGTTCCATGTAAAAGCTTCTGCAGTTCTCTGCACCCTTAGGGCCACCCCAAACATCTACCCATTCCACGCCCTTGTGGTTAGTGACCTGCTGTATGAATCTGAATCGACCACGTTCGCCAGATATCTTTAGCTCGGTGCCAGGGGATACATTTCTACCGTTTATTTGAATTTCAGTCTGGTAGATCCAGTCATCGTTTGGCTTTGGCCCTTGTTGAATCTGGGATTTCTTTTTTCGCCCCACTGATAAAGTCCTCTTCTATTTGCATCCACTTAACAACTTCTGGGTTGTCTTTTATGAACGATAGCATAGGTGCTTCCCAAAGTCCAATAAAGTGGTGTTCCCAGATATCGTATTCATCTTTTGGTTTAGGTTGAACTTGACCAGCGTACACCATAGTTATGACGTGGATGATTTCGTGTAGAAGAGTTTGCTGTTTTTTGTTCAGGGAAATACTGACATCTAAGACAATGATGTTCCCCGCATCGAGCGTATATCCGTAAGAATTATCGTTCAGTGTTCCATCTTGCTTGACGGTTCTTTCCTCGATCTTGAAGACCTGACCACCGATTTTAACTCTCTTCGGCGTCTCCATTTTGTTCCTCCAGGTTAAGGGCGTCTACGATATTCTTGATACTAGAAGGATACCAGCTGCCCCCTCTAGGGGTCTGGATGCCGCTTGAATTGAGGGCGTCTGCGATAGCCTGGAAAGAATACCCTAATTTTCTCTTTAAAGCAACTTGATTTCGAACCTCATCCTGGATCACCTGCTTAGGGCCTATGTCTCTACCCCAGACTACGCCACGCTGTCTACGGTCCTTGTGAATATCTTTAGCTCGTTCTGCAATGATGCCTCGCTCCATCTCCGCGAGCGCCGACATAATCGTAACCACGAACCTACCTTGATATGTAGACGTGTCGAGATTCAAATCCAAAAGGATAAGTCGCCAGTTA